GCACCGCGACGCCGCCAGCAACGACTCTGCGGTCGCATCGTCGGCGAGCTTCACCACCACTGCTGCCAGCACGCTGACCAGCTCGCCGATGAAGAACAACACCGGCACGCTGCTCGCGAACGAAACCGGCATCACCGTGCACGTCTACCAGGTGGGCGGCGGCTTCGTGGTCACCAAGACCGGCGAGACCACCGACGCCTCGGGTGTGATGACGTTGTCGGACGCCGCGCTGAGCACCGGCACGACCTACCGACTGATCTACGTGCTCGCTTCGGGCGCTGAAGGCATGGAGAAAAAGGTGGCGACATGAGCGTCCGCGTAGACACCGCCAGCCTGATCGCGGGCGCCGTCGTTGTCGGCGACCGCGGCCTGGGCGTGCTCGGTTCGGACGTGCCGTCCACCGGCACCAACGGGCCGGGCTACCTCTACAACGACCTGACGCTGCCGGCGGACGAGAACAAGGAAGTGCGTGGTCTGATCATCACGCCGCCCAGCGCGGGCACCTTCTTCGCCTACGAGGACTCGGGCTTCACGCTGGCCGACGCGCCCAACGGCACCTACACGTTCACCTACCGACTGTTCGAGGACGGGGTGGACAAGGGCACTGCCACCGAGACGATCCAGATCGGAACGGCGACGGTGCAGGCCGACTTCACGAGCGTCTACGCGGTCATCAACGCAGTCCAGAGCGACTTCGCGAGTGCCTACGGCGTCTACAGCGCCGTTCAGCAGGACTACCCGGGCACCTTCTCCATCTTCTCGACGGTGCAGGCGGACCACGTCAGCGCGTTCGGTGTCTCGCAGGGCGTGCAGCAGGACTTCGCGTACGGCTACGACGTCAGCGAGGGTGGCACCGTCAGCACGGACTTCGTCAGCTCCTATGGGGTGTACGGCGCGGTCCAACAGGACCTGGTCAGCGCGTTCTCGGTTGCCGGCCCTGTCGAGCAGGACTTCGCGCACGGCTATACCGTCGAAGCGAATGTCGTGGTCGCAGACTTCGACTGCGCGTACACGGTGATCGGCAGCGCCACGCGTGACTTCAGCCACGCGTACATCGTCGACAACCAGCTGATCGAGATCCCGTACGTCAACCGGTTCAACGCACCGCCCCGGGTGCGCGCCTCGGACGCCTACGCCGGCACCAGCACGCCCGACGTCTTCTTCGATCCGAAGCGACCCGACGAGGAGGAATACTTCGAGATCAACTTCGGCACGATCATGCCGAAGGGTGACTCGATCACGTCTGCAGCGGTGACGGTCAAACGCGCTGCCGGTGGGGATGTCGTCACCAGCATGGTACCGACCCTGACCGCATTCTCCGGCACGCGCGCCCAGCAGAAGATCCGTGGCGGCGTGAAGAACACCTTCTACCACGTGCGTTTCGCCGTCGTCACGTCCATGGGACTGCGGCTGACTCAGGTGGGCGAGCTCGAGGTGCGCGAATAGGCACCTGCATCCAACCCGCTAAGGAAGCGGTAACTTACAACCCATCAACGCATTTGGAGTACATATGGGTCTTCTCGTTCTCGAAGTCGATGAAATCCCCGCGGTAGTCAACAACCTGGTCGACGGCGGAGTGACAGCAGCACTGTCCGCCGAGCAGGGCAAGATCCTGAAGGGACAGATCGACAGCATCCAGATTCCCGCGGTCCCCGCGGTGGTCGACAACCTGGTCGACGGCGGCGCGAGCTCCACGCTTTCTGCCGAGCAGGGCAAGATCCTGAAGCAGCTCGTCGACAGCAAGCCGTCGTTCGTGCTGCCGCAGACGCTGAACGCGGCCACGGCGCTGGTCGCCGCCAACGCCAACCGCCAGATCATCTACAACGGCCCGAACGCCAACCTGACGATCCAAGCAGACGTCGACGGCGGCTTTGCCAACGACGAGGAGTTCCAGATCGTCACCGACGACGCGAGCAGCGGCATCCCGACGCTCGTGCTGCCCGACGCAAGCGCCTACCCGGGTGGTCCCAACGTGATCGTCGGCGCCGTGCGCAAGGGTGCCAACAAGTGGCAGGCGTACACCGTCAGCAAGACTCCGCCCCAACCGCAGCAGGGCCAGGTCGTCACGTTCCAAGGCAACAACGTCCCGATCCCGGGCGACACCGCTACCAACATCCTCGTCGCCCAGGTGATCCCGGGTGGCACGCTGGGCCCGAACGGCTGGATCGAGTGCGAGGTCTACGTCACGCGCGCATCTGCCGGCGCGGGCAACTTGTCGCTGCAGATGCACCTGTCGTCCAGTCAGTTTGGCGTCGCGACTCCGATGTCCGCCTCGCACCTGACGTATCGGGCGATCCGCTCGATCTTCAACGTGGGCGCGCAGAACGTCCAGCGCTGCTGGCCCAGCGGCGTTGCTTGCCCGAACGAGGGCGGCACCAGCTCGGTCAGCGGCTCGTCGGGCGTCAACACGGCAAACGATCTGACCGTGTACATCCGCTCGATCAACGCCGCGGTGGAATCGGCAGCCATCACGCTGGTGAAGTGGCGCATCCGCTGCTTCTACGGGGCGTAACGTGCGGTTCGGCAAGACCCGGGCGCGGGTCTCCCACTCTGTGCTGGCGGACGCGTTGGACGTGCCAATCGGCACGGTCCTCGTGCTGCCCCTTCCTGCGGGGCAGTACGCCACGTTCCAGGTTCAGCGCAACTACGTCGACATCCCGGGCGCCGTGAGCGAGCCGGGATCCGCCTACATCCGCTACACGGTGGTCGCCGAAGACCAAGGTCAGAGACTCACGGTGCGCATCGTCGACGAGGGAGTCGACACGTCACCTCCGGTGTGGTGGGGCATGGGCATCTCCATCGCCGAGCCCGACACGGTGGTCATCGAGTACCACAAGTGGATGGGCACCGGCGCGATCGCACTGAGCCAGTTCGTGCTGAGCGGCACCGTCGCCACACCGAAGGTCGCGCTGAGCGCCACCTACGTCGGCAACAAGGTGAAGGTGAAGTTCGACAGCAACTTCGTCCCCGGCGATGAACCGCAGCTTGCGTACACCCAGGGCGCCGACAACGCACTGCGGGTGAAGGACTACGCCGGCAACCTGGCGGAGAGCTTCGCCGCGCTGCCGGTGTGGAACGACTTCCCGGTGCCGGCAACGCTGGCAGTGGTCAAGACCACTGGCACCTCGTCGGGCAACATGGTTGCCGGCGGTGGCGGCTACGTGAGAAGTGGCACCAACGCGGGTCCGTACAGCGGCATCCCGACACTGCCGGGCTGGCCGACCCACCATTCGATCATGCACCAGGCCGGCTGGCTCGAGATGCAGGTCACCGACGCTGATGCGGCAGTGCGCACCATCTCGCTGAAGTCGTCCACGCTGGGCAACGATGCGATTGCATCGATGCCGTACCAAGTGCGGCACTCGCTGGGCGTTGCCACCGCGTACGTCAACGGCGTGGCGGTCGGCACGCCCCACACGTTCGCCACTCCCAGCGTGCTTTGCCGGGCCCGTCTGTTCCGCGACATCCCCTCGGGGGAAGTCACGTTCGACACGTCCGAGGACGGCGGCATCAGCTGGACCACACGTCACGCCTTCACGACGGCAACAGCGACTGACGACTCGTTGCTTGCGTACTTCCACTCCAACAGCACCACGGTGGCGATCGTCGGCACCGCGATGCAGGGATTCACCGATCGAGGTTACTGATGAAGAAATGGTTCGCAAGGATCGCTGCGCTCGCTGCCATTGTGCTGTCGAGCGCAGCGATCGGCATCGTGGTTTATGTCCCCACGGTGAACTTCAACGGCGTGCCTGTGCGTCTGCACGACGCGCCGGCGCCCGCGTACGCCGCCAGTGCCGCATCGGGCGTCACCGCAATGCCGCCCAGCACGCAGTTCCCGATCAACGCAAGGGCAATGCCCAAGCGCAACAACGGCTCGGACCAGCTGCGCATCCGCGACAAGACCGACGGCGCGATGCCGGTGCAGCTGACAGAAGGCGGCGCCTTCCGCATCACCTGCGCCACCTCGTTCCTGGCCTTCATCGATCCGCTCGTCTACCCGGGTCAGGACAACAAAAGCCACCTACACAACTTTTTCGGGCACAGCGGCGTCGCCTTCAACACCGATCCCAATATTGACCTGGCGACCTTCGGGGCGAGCACTTGCGCCGGAGGCAGCGCGAACAGATCGGCATACTGGACACCGGCACTGGTACACGCGTCGGGCAAGTACAAGGGCTTCGCCATCCCCGCATGGGTGAACGTCGTGTACTACAAGCACGAGACGGAATGGCGTAAGGCCAACAAGACCGTCCTGTACGTGCCCCCGCCGGGGTTGCGCATGATCGCGGGCGACCCGAAGAACACCAACCCCAACGGCAACGGCACCTATCGCTGGCAGTGCATGGACGGCGTGTCGCCGATCCAGCACACCATTCCGACCTCGTGCCCGAACGGCAAGGAGGTGATGCTACTCGTGTTCTTCCCGCAGTGCTGGGACGGTGTGAACCTGGATTCGCCGAATCATCAGTCGCACATGGCGTATGAGGACTTCTACACCGGCTGCCCACAGTCGCACCCGTACCCGATCCCGCAGATCTCGTTCAACATCCACTACCCGGTCAGCGCAGACTCGCGGCCCGAGAACTGGCGCCTGAGCTCGGACACGTACTCGATGACCCTGCCTGGCGGCATGAGCGCACACGGTGACTGGTGGAACGGCTGGAAGCCCGAGGTACTCGCCACGATGGTCGCGTGCCTCAAGGAATCATGGAACATGCATGCAAACATGCTCTGCTCTGGTGGCACGAGTACGCCGCCTTACCGCATCCTGTACTAAGGCGCTCGTCGTCATCGCGGCAGCGGTCGGCCCCTTCGTGGCGGTCGTCCACTACCGCGATGCCGCTCAGCTGCGCGAGTTCACCGAGATGGTGAGCAAGAGCATGAGCAACTGCATCGAGCGCCCGCTGGGCCAGTGGGTGCCCTATCGCCCTAAGCCCGTCACGCCGCCCACGACGGGGCAAACATCGTAGGTTCGTTTACACAGGTCAGTCAACGGTGACTTACCTGCATGCGGCTTTCAGAATCGTGCCTGGAAGCTGTACCTCACAACTGAATCGGAATTTCATGGCACGAACGACCAAGGTCCGCAAGCAACCCGCTAAGGGCAAACGTGGGACAGCTTCCACCCAACACGAGGACTTCGCGCAGTACGACACCAGCATCCCCGCACCGCCGACCAAGCGCGCAAGGGGGCCGTTGGAAGCGAAGACGCCCAAGCAGGACACCTACCTGAAGGCGATCCGCAACCGCATCATCACGTTCGGCGTGGGGCCAGCAGGCACGGGCAAGACCTTCCTCGCTGGTGCTGCAGCTGCTGAAGCGCTCGAGGCCGGTCAGGTCGAGAAGATCATCATCACGCGCCCCGCGGTCGAAGCCGGCGAGAAGCTGGGCTACCTGCCCGGTGAGATCGAGGACAAGATCGGCCCGTACATCGCCGCCTTCCGCGGTGCGCTCGAGGAGCGCCTGGGCAAGGGCATGGTGGACTACCTGGTGGGCAATGGGCGCATCGAGGCGGTGCCGCTGGCCTACATGCGCGGGCGCACCTTCCGCAATGCCTTCGTCATCATGGACGAGGCACAGAACGCCGACGCACGACAGATCAAGCTGTTCCTGACCCGGCTGGGCGAGGGCAGCACCATGGTCATCAACGGCGACGCCGACCAGGTCGACATCCCGCGCTCCGGGCTGCTTCCGTGGATGGATGCGCTGGCCTCCAACCCGCGCGTGGGCGTGGTGAAGTTCACGAACCGGGACATCGTTCGCCACGACCTCATCCAAGAGATCATCGAGGCGGCTCCTCAAGGTAGCTGACACCCAATTTGGGTATTGCCGCGGTTTCCTATAGATATTCCCTTCCTACACTCTTTAAGAGATCAAAGGGTTAGAAGATGATAGGAAATCAAGGCAATACCCAAGTTCAAGGCATACCCCACTTTGTGGGCGCAGACAAGCCCCGGGGTGCGTGCGAAGCACTGTACCTGCAGCGGGTGCCACAAGACGTGCGGGCGTTTGAAGCGGACCTGTACGTCACCAAGTGGTTCGACTATCGGCGCTGGCACCCGATGACCGCGACCTACTACTGGGTCCACTGCTACATCGAAGCGGCACGTCGCTTCTGCGCTCAGAACAACGACATCGAGAAGGCCGAGCAGCTGAAGATCTTCGGCGTCGAAGACATCGGCTCCAGTCGAGACCTCATCGCAGCGATCACCGCCAGGCAGAACCTGGACCGCATCGGCTGCCGCTACGAGTGGGCGTTGACCTGGATGATCAAGCGGCACAGCGACCGTGGTTGGATGGCGTTCCCACGCCCCAACCAGCTGTACGGCGAGGAGCTGATGCTCGACGTCCGGGATGCCTGGGTGGAGGAGTGTGCGGTCTCGTTGCAGATCCCGCGCAGTTCGTACTTCAAGGCAGGGCAGGGCGACGTCTGCAGGGAGTTCACGGACTGGGCCTTCGACCAGGTCCGCCGGCGTACGGTCGATCACTGGAGGCCCCTGTCGCGCCTCTTGCGTGAAGGAGTTGTCACACCACAGCAGGTCCAGGAGGCGTTCGGGCATCGCACGGCGGAGCGCGCGATCCGTGTGTCGAAATAAGTAAGCGCTGAACTATACTGAGCGCGTCCATCTATTTGTTGGGGAGCAGTTTAATGAACCACGAGGCATATGTGTTGCCGCAGGCAGCGCGCCCTCCGCGCAACAGGAGCGGCGACAAAGCGCCGCGCATCACCGGACACGATTCTGTCTTGCGGGCGATCCGCGAGCAGCAGCGAACGATCACCGTGTGCCTCACCTCGGGCGAACACCGCGTCGGTCTGCTGGTCGCCAGCGACAAGTACACGCTGACCGTCAAGGGTGACGACAGCGTGCGTCGCGTGATCTTCAAGTCCGCGATCGAGGAGTTCTACGCCGAAGAGACGTCGGCGGCTCAAGCGTAAAGGAGCAGCATGTCTGAAGTGACCGTGGCGGCACCCGTCGTGCTGCCCGCCGGCGCTGTTGTGTCGGCGCCCGCTGCAGCACCGGGCTCGTGGCCCGGGCTCGCGCCCACCCCCGTCGCATCGGCTGCGATGGTCACGGGCGTCGAGGAGTTGGAGCAGCCGAAGTTCGACTTCGATGCGGCGTTCCAGAGCAAGATCGCCGCCCTCGTGGTGCGCGACACCCAGTTCGTGCAGCGCGTGGACGGGCTCATCAAGCCCGAGTATTTCGAGAACGGCATCGAGGCGCAGTGGGTCTCCGTCGCGCTGCGGTACTACCAGAGGTACAAGCGTGTCCCCGCGGACGCGACGATCTACGCCCGGCTGATCAAGGAAGACGTCGCGGCGAAGATCATCGACCCGACGATGGCTCTGCTGATGGGCAAGCACTACACCACCAACGTGGTGGGTGCCGACCTGTCCGACCGTGACTTCGTGGTCGACCAGGTGGCGACCTTCGCCCGGCACCAGGCGGTCTCGGCGGCGATCCTGACCTCTGTCACCGACCTGGACCGTCGCGACTTCGACAAGATCGCCAAGCAGCTGCGCAAGGCGCTGGACACCGGCAGCAACAGCGACGCCGACGTCTACGACTTCGGTGAGGGCATCGCACTGCGCACCGGGGAGCGTCTGGACCGGGCAGCGGGCAAGCTGCCGCCCACCGGGATCACCACCGGCTACGCGATGATCGACGACGTGCTCTACCACAAGGGGTGGGGCAAGCGCGAGCTGAGCGTCATCATGGGCGGCGCGAAAGCAGGCAAGACCACCGCGCTGCTGGACTTCGGCATCCAGGCGGTCAACGCGGGGCACAAGGTGCTCTACATCACCCTCGAGGTGGCCGCGAAGATCCTCGCCGAGCGTGCGGACGCGAACATCTCCGACACGCCGGTGATGGAGCTTCAGGATCAGGTCCACACGGTGAAGTCGAAGGTGGCCGACTGGGTTAGTCGCACCAGCGCCGCCGGCGGCAAGCTGATCCTCAAGGAGTTCCCAAGCGGCAGCGCGACGGTGTCCGACATCCGCCGGCTGATCGAGCGCTTCAAGGCGCGGTCGATCCAGTTCGACCTGATCATCGTCGACTACGCCGACATCATGTCGCCGGAGCGCTACACGGACAACCAGCAGGAGAACAGCAAGTCGATCTACGTCGGCCTGCGGGGTCTCGCGATGCAGGAAGACCTGGCGATGCTCACCGCGACGCAGACCAACCGCGACGGATTCAAGGCGGCGGTCGCGAAGGCGGAGCACGTCGCCGAGGACTTCAACAAGGTCCGCATTGCCGACATCATCATCTCCATCAACAAGACCGACGAGGAGCGCAATGTCGGCCAGGCGCGGCTGTACTTCGCAGCGTCACGCAACCAGGCCGGCGGTTTCACGATCCGCATCGAGCAGCAGCTCGACCGCATGAAGTTCATCTCGAAGGTGGTCGGACATGAGTGATCCCAAGCCCTACCCCTGGCTGCGAGTCAGCGCGATCAAGTCACCCTGGCTGCGTCGACTGGCGATCGTGGTGACCTTCCCGGTTGCCATCGTCTCCATGTGGGCGACGACCTTGGTGCTCGCTGTGGTCTGCGCCGTGTTCGGCACGTTGGCGGGGTTCTTCAACATCCTCGCGATTGGCGGGCGCGGTCAGGTGCAGCTCACACGTTCGGCGATCCAGCAGTGGAGGCGGAAATGAACACGTCGGCAGCACACGTCACCAGCATCCGCTTCTACAGCGGCCCCGTGCGTCGACAACCCAGGGTCGGCGATCGGCGCACGACCAAGGAGCACGGTCTGCAGATCCGTGTGTTCAAGATGGTGAAGAGCCCGTGGAGTGATGCGCTCTGCTACGACTGCACCGGTGGCCGCCAGCGCTACGAGTGGAAGACGCCTGCAGAGCTGGGTCTGTCCGACCGCTACCTCCTCACCGCGGAAGAACGAAAGGCGCTCGAGTCATGAACCACACCGCCTGGAGTTTCGGCAGGTTCTACGTGACCACGACCAAGCAGTACGCTGGAGCCGCGCTCATCGAGGAGTGCACCACCGTCGAGCGCGATGGGCTGCGCCGGCGCGGCACCGGCTACGCGATCCGCCCGCCCTTCATCGTGCACCGGGCGGTGACGGCGCTGGTGGTCGGCATGTGGGACGACCCGGACCATCACAACCCGCTGCCGCAGTGGGAGCGCATGGCGGTCGCGCCCATATGACGCGGCACCCCGACGATCCGTGGCGTCCCGAGATGGACACCACCGAGCGGCTGCTTCTGATCGGCATGCTGACGCCCAAGGAACGTCTCTACGCGGAGGCGTGCAAGAGGGCTCGGGACGAGCTGTGGCGTCGGCGCTTCCTGCTCAGCAAGCCAGCGCCCAAAGCAGACGATACGGACCATGCGAAATGACGACGACCTGTCCGAGCTGCTGGACGCGTTGGACATCGAAGCCTGGTGCGATGCACAGGGCGTCGACTACATCGCCACACGAGGGCGCTCGGGCCGGCAGCTGAACATCAGGACCTGTCCCACGTGCGGCAGCGACGGGCACAAGGTCTACCTGAACGCAGACACCGGGCTGGGCAACTGCAACGCCGGGCGACACCCGCCTGGCGAGACCTTCAACAAGTGGAAGTTCATCCGGGCGTCGTTGGGAGACGTGTCGGGTCGGCAGGTGGTCGAGCACATTCGGCACTTCGTCAGCTCGCGTGGGTGGACACCGAAGCGCACGACCACCAAGGTGCAGAAGGCGCCGCAGCTGATCATGCCCGACAGCTACCCGCTGCCGTTCCAGGGACGCAACATCGCCTACCTCGAGGGGCGCGGCATCGACAGCGCGACCGCGGCGTACTTCCACCTGCGCTACTGCCACGAGGGCTACTTCCCGTACGAGTTCGACGGGAAGATGCAGCTGCAGAACCACAGCCAGAGCGTGATCATTCCGGTGTTCGACCTGGACGGCAACATGGTGACCTTCCAGAGCCGCGACATCACCGGGCAGCGTCGAGGCCCCGACGGCGCGCTGAAGAAGTACCTGTTCCCGCCGGGCCTGCCGTCGACGGGCGCGCACCTGTACAACGGCCACAACGTGCGCAACACGTTCCGGGTCGCGGTGGGCGAGGGCGCCTTCGATGTGGCGGCGGTCAAGATCGCGCTCAACAGCGACCGCGGGCTGCGTGACGTCGAGCCGGTGGGCACGTTCGGCAAGCACCTGTCTTGGGGCACCGGTGACAGCCAGGAGATGAAGTTCGTCGAGCTGAAGAATCGCGGCGTGGAGGAAGTCACGTTCATGTGGGACGGTGAGATCCGGGCCACCGACGATGCGATCGACGCCGGGCTGCGTCTGCGAAAGCTGGGCCTGAAGGTGCGGGTTGGAATGCTGCCCAAGGACCTCGACCCTAACGAGGTGAGTGCGTCCGAAGTCGTGAAGACGTTCTATGAGGCAGTGCCGCTGACGATGCAGTCCGCGGTGCTGATCAAGGACCGTCGTCGGAAGATGAACCGCTGACTATACTAAGCCCGAACTTATGTCGATCACACTCCACACCTGGTACGCCAAGCACACCACTGGCACCAAGTTCTATCACGTGCTCACGTTTGTGGGGCCGCAGGGTAGCTTTGCGCTGCGCCACTTTGGTCCGGCAGCAACCTTCACCGGCATGAGCAAGATCTCCATGGGGCAGGTCGAGCTCGATGAATGGATGGCAACCGGTGGTGTTGCCGGCAGCAAGAAGATCAACGAAAAGCGCATCGGTGGTTACACCGAAGAGTTGAAGAGGGAAGAGCACAAGTTCGGCGGTATCGACGAGCTCGAGCGTTTCTTCGGGGACCACTTCAACAACAAGGCAAAGATCGCAGCGCGCGAGGGGCTCAGGAAGATGACGGGCTGGCCGGCAACAGCAGCAGCAGCTGCGCCTGTGCCCGATGAGCCGAACGCAGAACCCGAACGTCAGTACGCCGATGGACCCAAGCCCGAAGCCTGGGGAAGCTGGTGACCTTGCTTGGTTGTCGCCTGATGTCAGAGCGACAGCTGAGTGGGTGACCCAAGAGACGAAGTTCCAAGCGCGCCAAGTGATTGCGCGCATGATTCACGAAATCGCCCAGCGCAAGGAAGTGCTGGGCAACGACGAGTATGGGAGCTGGTGAGAGCCATGAACGATAAGTCACCGATGACTTCGAGCCAGGTCGTGGACGCGATCGCACAGATCGCCGGAACGTCCTCCACCAAGGCGAAGCAGGAGCTGCTGGCCGGCTTCATGCAGGACTCGACCTTCAAGCGGGTCGCGATCGCTGCGTACGACGTCGGCACCACGTACGGCATCGCGGACAAGACGCTTGCGGGCATCCACGTCGCCGGCAGCACGCCCGGGCGTGACTTCGATGATGGCACCTGGGCGCTGCTCGATGGGCTCGCGAGGCGCGCGATCACCGGGCACGAGGCGGTGAATGCGATCGCCTCCCAGCTGCAGGAACTGAACGTTCAATCGTCGGGTCTGCTGCGCCAGATCCTGCTGCAGGACCTGCGCGCCGGCTTCACCGACACCATGATCAACAAGGTGGCGCCGGGCTCGATCGCCGAGTACCCGTACATGCGCTGCAGCCTTCCCGACAAGTCCAACATGGACAAGTGGGACTGGTCGAAGGGCGTCATCAGCCAGGAGAAGGCTGACGGCATGTTCTGCAACGCGAACTGCGACGCTCAGGGCTACGTGTGGCTGACCACCCGTCAGGGCTCGCCCTTCCCGCGCGAAGCGATGGGCGTGCTGATCGGCTACATGGAGACACTGCTGCAGCGCGACACCCAGACGCACGGCGAGCTGCTTGTGTTCCGCGACGGCGCGATCCTGCCCCGCGAGGTGGGCAACGGCATCCTCAACAAGGTGCTCAAGGGCGGCGAGCTCGAGCCCGGCTGCGTCGTGCGGTTCTTCGCCTGGGACAACATCCCGCTGTCGGCGGTCAAGCCCAAGGGCAAGGACGAGCGCCCGTACAAGCTGCGCCTGGCGACGCTGCTGGATCACCTGCGCAAGCAGACCCCTGACGGGGATGCGCGTCTCGCGGCGGCGGTGCGCGTGATCGACACCCGCATCGTGCGCAGCCTCGCTGAAGCGAAGGCGCATGCCCGCGAGCTGCAGCGCCAGGACAAGGAAGGGACGATCGTCAGCAACCCGGACGCTTTGTGGAGGGACGGCACGTCCAAGGACAAGGTCAAGCTCAAGGTCGAGGCTGACTGCGAGCTGATCGTGATCGCGAAGACCGAGGGCAAGGGCAAGAACGCCGACACGTTCGGTGCGCTGACCTGTCGCAGCGCCTGTGGGCTGCTGCAGGTCGACGTGCCGGTGCCCGATCCCAAGGACCGCAAGGCGCTGCACGAGGACCCGACCACCATCGGCTCGATCATCACCACGCGCTTCAACGACATCATGGAACCGACCAAGGAAGGCGCGCTGTATTCCCTGTTCCTGCCGCGCTTCACCGAGCGCCGGCTGGACAAGTCCGAGGCGGACTCGCTCGCCCGCATCCGTGAAGCCTTCAAGGCAGCTGTGGAGCTCGCATGAACAACGTTCTGAACCTGTTTCGCAGCCTGCACATCCGACTGGCGTTCTGGATCCTCAAGCGCTCGATGCGCGCGGACCCGGGCTATGCCTGGGCGTGGCATTGCAACCTTGCGATGGCGGCATTCGACCGCGGGGTCGACCACCTGACGGCGAACCGCTCAGCTGCCTTGTCCATGAAGCACTTCTTCGACATCGACATGACCAAGGACGGCAACTACCAGGCGTTGCTCAGTGACTACGGGGTGTCGCAGTGATCGACGAGCGCTCCATCCCTGACATCCGTCAGGCACACCCGATGCCCTGGCAGGTGCGTATGACGCCCCAGCCTGGACGTCTCACGGTGGTCGACGCAACCGGCGTGATGGTGCCCCTGCCCGTCATGCTGAAGGTGCTGCACGTCGTCACCACCCACTGGGCCACGCAACCCGCAACGCAACAAGGAACGCCGGCATGAACCGCACTGTCGTCACCATCACCGGGCCCAGCGCCTCGGGCAAGAGCGTGCTGGAAGCGGCCCTGTACAAGCCACCGGGCAGCATCTTCGACCGGGTGATCTCCCACACCACGCGGGCGCCGCGCGCCGGCGAGGTCGATGGGGTCCACTACCACTTCGTCACCCGCGAGCAGTTCGAGCAGCTGCGCGCCGAACGCAAGCTGATCAACGTCACTGTGCACGGCACCAACCTGTACGGCTCGCACGTCGACGAGTTCGAACGCATCTTCGCCCAGCAGAAGATCGCCATCCTGGTGTGCGACCCCGAGGGCAAGAACACGGTCGAGAAGCACGCCGACACGGTTGGCTGGCTCTCCGTGTCGGTGTTCATCACGAACCCGCCCAGCGTGCGCTACGAGCGCCTGCTGAACCGCTTCATCGACGACATCGCCCAGCTGGAGCTCGGTGGCGAGGCGTTCCAGCAGCGCAAGCAGCAGTTTGCCGAGCGCCTGGCGATCACCTCCGAGGTCGAGTCTGCCTGGTGCGATGACGCCTGGCAGTACGACCTTCAGATCGACGCCTTCAACGAGAAGAACACGACCGCGGTCCTCACGCTCGTCTCGGCGGAGGCACTGAACCGCGCGATGCGCGGGCCCGTGGTCTCGATGAACGCGTGGGCGAACGCCCGACGCATGACCAGGAGCCAGAAATGAAGGTGACCGTCGAACTGCGCCCGTTCCCGGTGCCCGAGTATGCCGTCATGCAAATGCCGCCTGGACGGCGCGAGGATGGTATGAAGGCGCTGCCGAAGTTCCCGCTCAACGAGCTGGGCGCCGAGGTGCTCGAGCAACTATGCATCCAGTTCCGCAAGGATGTGTTCGAGGCAGCAGGCAAGGAGCCGCCGGTGGGAGACGACTGGAAGCTCTGATACGATCCCTCCATTCGGAGGGGTCATGTCCGACTTCTTGACACGGCTGCGCAATGTTCGGCCGGTCTTCACGGTGGGCGATTTGGTCGAAGGTCTCGGCTTCATGGAAGAAGTCGAGCGTCGCGCTGTCCTGTTCGGCATGGAGCAGGAGCTCACTGCCAACCAGGTGACCGAGATGACACACCGCCTTGCGATGCAGCTGCCCCTGTCTCCGCTGTCGCGCGAGATCATCTTTCAGCAAGCGCGTCACATCCGCCTCGACCACCTGTTCTGGATCGAGCTGCAGGGTGGGGTAGTGGCGCCCGTCACGGGACTGGATCTCGCTGTGCGTCAGGCGTTCGCGGGTATGAGCTGGGACGACCTGCAGCTGGCCTATCGGTCGATGGCGTTGATCGACCACGACGCGGACCACCGTGACTTCCTCACAGTGGCGAGGGCAGAGGGCTTGATCCACTAGCTCACTTGATGAGCTAGTCATCTGCAACCATTTGCAGATGGACAAACAAAAAGAAAGCCCGCTCAAGGCGGGCTCGGGAGGATCAGGCGGCTTTCTTGTTCGGTGGACGCTTGTCGTACGCTGCAACCGAGGCTTCCGCCTTCGCATGGTCGCGATTCGCAATCTCGACCAACGCAGCGCTCAGCGCCTGCCGGTTCTCGGCGATGCTCAAGTCGATCGGCATGTTCTTCGTTTCCTTGCGCAGGAACTTGATCAGCGCGAGCTCGTCCGCGGTGACGAACTTCTCGGTGCCGAAGATCTGCTCGAGCGCCTCCCAGGTCTCGGGCATGTACTCGCCCATGACCAGACGCATCATGAACGCCGGGTCGACGCCCAGCGCTTTGGCGAGCACACCCACCTTTGGCAGGGGCACCTTGGTCAATCCCTTCTTGAACATCGTGATGATGTTCGCGTTGGGGTAGCCGATCTCATCGGCGATTTCCTTCTGCGAGCGACCACAGATGGCTACCTGCTGCTCGATGTACTGTGCGACAGAGAGTCTTACCTTGACCATTGCGGCCCTCCTACATCTGGGGCAGACAGCCCCTTGTTAAAAACGAGTGCGTTGCTGTAAAGCATCGCTTGACCTGGGTCAGTATACCCAAGTAGGTAAGTAGTTAGTCAATGTCGGTCTCCCTAATCTGGGTGTAGTGCGTTAGTTGTCGTTTCTTCTAGTAGGTTTGCAGGGGGTAGTGTCTATACTGCATAACCGAGGGGTTACTTAGTCCACGTTGAGAAAGGTCGTAGCAATGTTGGTGAAGGTCGGGCACGATGCCGCTGTGCAGATCGCGAGTGAACTGCAGGTTCATGAGAGTGAAGATCTCGGCAGCGCCCAGGTGATGGTGGGCAGCCATCCCACTCTCGGCACGATCACACTGGTGATCAACGCCGCCGGAGAGTCATGCTACAGACAGTCGTAGCAAATAACTGCACACTTACTTCGCCTGTCGTTTGGGCGAACCATGGGTCCGGGGTGCGCCAGCGTTCCGGGCCCATTCTCCTGTCTGTGGATTACTTATGTCATGGGTGACGAATGAGGAATTTCAATAATCGCGTCGTGGTTATGCGTGAGGCGATCACCAAGATCGTCCCTCTGCTGTCCAAGAAGGCGGTCACGGTCACCATGCGAGGCATGCGTGCGTTCGTCGAGTACGACCCGAACACCGGTCGACCCATTCGGGTCAACTTGCCGTACCTCCCGGATGACGCCAGCGAAGAGCTGATGAACGCCGTGCAGGGCTTCCTGGACCACGAGGTGGGCCACATCCTGTTCACCGATCCGCGCTCGCTTGCGGAAGCCGCCAAGCACGGGGAAGAGGTTGCCTCGATGCACAACATCGTCGAGGACACGTTCGTCGAGCGGCGCATGCACGAGCAGTTCCAGGGCAGTGCGTACAACCTGGCGAATGTCTCGCGCTTCTTCCTCAAGAACATGGTGCAGCCGAAGCTGACGCTGGCGAAGACCGAGGGCGACGAGAAGGCGGTGCTGTCGCAGCTGATCGTGCCCACGGTGCGCGCCTGGGCGGGCCAGCGCGACTTCGAGGCGTTCATGGACGACAAGTGGGATGACGTCCAGAAGTTCCGGCAGCTGGTCGGCGATGACCTGATCGAGCGCATCCCCGAGTGCAGGAACTCCATGGAGTGCCTGGAGCTGGCGCGCGAGATCACCAAGCGCATCTCCGAGGGCGGGGTGAAGCCTCCGCCGCCACCGCCGCCCCAGGAGGGTGGCGAGGGCAAGGGTGACGGCTCAAGCGGTCAGGGCAAAGACGACGGCAAGGGTGACGGCAAGCAGCAAGAGCCCGGCGGCAAGGGCGAGGAACAGGCCAAGGGCAAGGCGGAGAAGGGCGACGGCAAGGAGGAGGGCGAAGAGAAGCCGGGTGAGCACGGCAACGCCCACGTCGAGGAGCAGCACTCGCACGCCGAGGAGACGATGGCGGCGCTGCGCGACACTGCCGACTTCGACGCGTCGGTCGCCGAAGCGTTGACCGCCCGCGCCGAGAAGGAGTCGCACAACAGCGAGTACCTGGTGTTCACCCGCGACGACGACAAGGTCGAGCCGATGACCTTCAGCAAGGCAGCGGTCGACGAGATCCCGAAGATGCAAGGCCGGGTGGACGCCATGTTGGGGGTGATCACCAAGGACATCCAGCGCATGGTCGAAGCGCGCAGCGCCGCGGTCTGGACGGGCGGGCACAAGTCCGGTCGACTGCATGGTGCGGCGCTGATGCGTGCCCAGTTCAACCGGGTGGACCTGTTCCGGCGCAAGCAGGAAAACAAGACGAAGGACGTCGCCGGGTCGCTCATCATGGACATCAGCGGCTCGATGCGGCAGTACCAGAAGCTCACCACGGCGGTCGACAGCTGCTACGCGTTGTCCTCGGTGCTCGACCGCCTGGGGATTGATCACGAGGTCTCGGGGTTCACCACACGCTCTCTCAGCCAGAAGGTGATGGACGACCTGCTCAAGGACCCGCGCTGCCACGACTACGCGCGGCACGAGGGGCTGATGATCCCCATCTTCAAGGCGTTCAATGAGCGCATGGGCACCGACGTCATGGCGCGCTTGCTGGAGGCGACGATTGCCGGTGGGCTGTGTCGTGCGAACGTCGACGGCGAGTCGATCCTGCTGGCAGCGATGCGTCTGGAGCAGCGCCGCGCAGCGCGCAAGATCATGATCGTGCTGAGCGATGGGCGCCCGGCAGTCAACGGGGGCTCCGGCGACCTGGACAAGCACCTGAAGGCGGTGATCAAGAGCATTCAGGCACGAAACATCGACATCGTTGGGCTCGGCATCATGGACGAGTCGGTCTCCAAGTTCTATCCGAAGCACGTGGTGATGAAGTCGGTCAACGACCTACCGGGCGTTGTCGCGGGCCAGCTGAAGAAGTTCCTGGTCCAATAACCTACGTAAGTCACCGGTTATTAAACAGCGCCGGACGTTCCGGGCTACAGTTCAATTCGTCAGCGGGGTTGTCCCGCACCAACGCAAGGGGATTCATGGACACGATCAAGTGCGAGATCTGCGGCGCGGAGGGTATCCACGCGATGCCGCTGCACCTCAAGGATGCGCATCCCGACGTCACGATCGAGCAGTACATCAAGCGCTTCCCGGACGCGCCGGTCTTCAGCGAGGCCGCCAAGCTGCAGCTGGAGAAGAAGGGTCTGAGCCCGCAGCAGGCGATCCAGCGTCCGCTGGTCGCGAATCACGCCCAAGCCGCGAACGTGGTGCACATGCCCGTCACGCCGGCGCCCGCGGCACTGCCCACCAAGCAGCCGCTGCACCAGTTGTTCAACCTCGCCGACACGCCGGTCGTGCGCAACAGCCGCGGTGACCCGATCCCGGTGACGGTGTTTTCGCCGTCGCACGAGCACGCGTCGTTCGTGCCGCCCACCGATGACGGGCACGTCTGGAACGAGGAAGACCTGAAGAACGAGCTGATGGCGCTCGAGCTCAACATGCCGCTGTACCTGTACGGGCACAAGGGCACCTCCAAGACCACCGACCTGAAGCAGATCTGCGCCCGCACCCGCCGCCCGCTGGTGCGCGTGCAGCACACCATCAACACCGAAGAGGCGCACATCGTGGGCCAGTGGACGGTGCAGAACGGGCAGACCATCTTCGAGCTGGGGCCGCTGCCCCTGGCGATGCTGCACGGGTGGGCGTACATGGCCGACGAGTACGACTTCGCGCTCGCCTCGGTGCTGTCGGTGTACCAGCCGGTGCTCGAGGGCGACGCGCTGTTCATCAAGGAAGCGCCTGCGCACATGCGGCTCATCAAGCCCCATTCCAACTTCCGCTTCCTCGCCACGGGCAACACCAACGGCACCGGTGACGACACCGGGCTGTACCAGGGCACCTCGGTGCAGAACGCCGCGAACTACGACCGCTTCCAGGTCGTGATCCACAAGCAGTACCTGCCGCAGGACAAGGAAACCAAGATCGTCGTCAACCGCAGCGGCATCTCCGAGCGCGAGGCGAGCAAGCTGGTCAAGTTCGCGAACGACATCCGTCGCGAGTACGGCGCCGGCAAGATCGGCGACACCCTTTCCACGCGCACGCTGGTCACCATCAGCAACATCGGCCTGCGGCGCGCGAACATGAAGCTCGGCATCCAGCTGGGCTTCTCCAACAAGCTGTCCAAGGTGGACCGCGCCACCGTCGACCAAGTCGCACAACGCCTCTACGCATAAGTCACCCATGAGTAACGTTCCTCGCAATCGCAGCCTTCGCTTCGAAGATCACGCTGGAATCATGAACAAGTTGGCGAAGATGTTCTTCGCCCGCATGATGGCCGCGCAGATCCACTCAGCCACATACGACGAGATCATGGGCGAGCTGTCGCT